TGCTGAAGAGTATAAAAAGATCTGCCCCTCTTGACGCTAAGTTAGTTGTTGGGATTAACAGTGATGAAAGTGTTAGGGCAAATAAGGGTCCAGACAGACCTATCATTTGTGAGGAGCAAAGGGCTTATCTGGTGGCTTGCCACGAGTCTGTAGACAGTGTATTCATATTTAATGAAGTGACCGTAGAGAGGCATCTGAGGCGTCTTAAACCAGCTTTCTGGTATAAGGGTGGAGACTACGACATTTCCAACTTGAATTTCTCAGAAAAGGACGCTGCTAAAAATACTGAGATTTTATTTGTGCCTTTCTTAGAAGGAATCAGCGCCACAAAGATAATTAATAATATTAAAAATAAATGAAAACATTCATTGTAGACATTGATGGGACTATCTGCACGGATAGTAGAGGTAGATATGAGTTAGCTAGACCTATGGGTTCTCGTATTCAGTATTTTAATGAATTGTTTAAGCAAGGCAATGAGATCATTTACTGGACAGCTAGAGGGGGTAATTCGGGGAAAGACTGGACTGAATTAACAACGAGCCAGCTTGAAGAGTGGGGGGTCAAATATACAGAGCTTAGGATGAATAAGCCATCATATGATTTTTGGATTGACGATAAAGCCTACAATGGCAATAGGTTCTTTGATGAACTTTATTTTTAGCCTGAGCCGCTTTCGGAAGAACAAGGGCAAGGGTCTGGGACAAAAAATACGAGAGTGTCGCCAACCTTTTCTATAGAAAGAATATTGGTTTTCATCTCTCCATCTACCTCTTTATCTACACTTTCAGCTACGGACCTAAAACGAGCTAATGAATTTTTATCAGATGATCCGTCAGGATTCAATATTCCAAATTCGTTTTTAACTACAGATGCAGAAGCTCCTCCTTTTTGCTCCATGCCTCGGAACCACAAGTGAATATTTTCTCTAATATAAAGTTCTATTAAATGAGGGCCGTCGAACTCGGCTAGATCTAATTCTATCTTTTTTTCTTCACCAGCAGCGTTTGACCCTTCAAGTGGGCTTAGATGTTTTATATTGGTAAAACCAGAAGCACTATCAGAACTATTGGATCTAACTATTTCTGCGCTTGAAATAGCTCCACTATGATCTTGTATTTTAATTCTTATTATAAACTCTGGAGAATCATTGATTGAAAAGATATGTTCAAGCCCTCCAACTTCTATCTTCTCACCGCCATTAGCGTAGTCGAATACATAACCAGCATTGAATTTTACGTTAACTATTTCACCCGAAAGACTAATTTTAGGCAGAAAGGGCGTAGATCTTTGAATAAAAAAATCTGAATTATCGTCGCGATATTCAATAAAATTTGTGTCGTTGGCCATTAGACTTCTAATATATTAATATACTCACCTTCTTCTCCGATAAAATACAAGTGTTTAAAAGATTTAAAAGACTTATAGTTTATAGGTTTTATGTATTTTTCTAAAAGCTCTGGGTTGTTGCAAAAGAAATATTTTTTGCCTCCAGCCTTCAGAGTCCCATCAGGCCAGAGATATTCTTTTTCTGCAAAGTAGCAATCTTTTAGTTGGGTATTATGCCAAGTCTCTAAGTAAGCAAACTCATTATCGAAATCATGTCTTTTTGTTTCGATCTCTAGTTTCTTTTTAAGAATTGTTTTCACTAAAAGATTTTATAGAAAAAAAGAGAAAAAATCAATTACTCTTTTACTTCTTTATCTTTTCCTTCTTTTTTCATCTTCTCAATAATTTTTTTCTGGAGTGCTGGTGGAAGTTGTTTTTGTTTTTCAGTAAGTTCTCCTTTGCTATCATCCATCATCATAGCTCTCATTTTACCGTATTGCACGGCACAAGCACTATAAGTTTCTTTATTCCCCATCCCAGCAGTGTTGGTGAAGGTTTCGTCTTCAGACGCGCACATGCTCATGTAGGATTTATAAACGCCAGCTTCTGCGGCGGAATATTTCTTAGCGATAGTTACTTCCATTTCTCCAGCTTCATTGAAACTAGACTTACTTTCCAGAGGATTTTCAAAGTTTTCCATAGTATAAAAGGGTTATATCATTATAATACACTAAATACTATAATAAATGGAAAAAGTAGCATTTCTTAATTTAACTTACAACTCTTTCACTCAGAATTCTGTCTGGAAGAAATTTTTACAAAGCGGGTCTCAGGATGAATTTAATTTATACATCCATCCCAAACATAAAACCCCAAGTATTTTCTCTGATTTTTACATAGAAAACCACATTCCTACTCAATGGGGTCATTTTTCTTTAGTCGAGGCTACAATTGAGTTGATGAAGTCAGCCTTGGAGGATGAGGAGAATGAGTATTTTACTTTAATTAGTGATTCCCACTTTCCATTATATAATTTGCAGGACACTGTTGATTCAATCAAAAAAAATTATAAAAAAATGACTTTTATGAAGCATTTAAGTTTTCATACTAAAGACAAGAGTAGATTGGTGTTAAGAGACGGGGTTAAAAACAATAGATTTAAAGAATACAATGCGGTTTGTCAGTTCTTTGTTTGCAGGAGGTCAGATGCACAGAGGTTTGTGGATACTTTCTCAGAATTTTCTCAGTATTTTCATAAGGACAGGGTGGTCTTAGCAGATGAATTTTACTTTTGGGCAGTTGCAAATGATCTTGGGATGGATTTTGATATAGGGCAAGGGACTTGTTTTAGTGATTGGAGTGTCCGTTTAGATGGGGATGGCAAGCAGGAACGTAATCCTAGATCTTTTAAAGTTTTGAACGATAATTTAGTTGACCACTATAGGGGGCAAGGTTATTTATTCGTCAGGAAGATAACAGCAGAGACTTTAAATTCTTCCAATCCTTTAAAAAAATGCAAAATACAGTAGAATTATTAGGGTATTACGGTGATGATGAAGTGATTGCTTGTAGTGCTTGGACATCAACCAGTAGAGATTTAGATGAAAAGAAAAGAGAGAGAATTCCGAAGCTCATCAACATGCTTTGGAGCCACGGACACGAGACCCCTTTTGAAAAGGGTAGCGTCCATTTTCTTGTTGATTGCGATATTGCCAGTCATATTCATTTACTTAAGCATAGATTATCTTCGCTTAATGCTGAGTCGGCGCGATACAAAGAGTTAAAAGAGGATAAAACTTTTATCCCTGATGATTGGCCAGAGTTTTGGCAACAACAGTTAAAACAATATACCGAAGATGGCAATAGGCTTTACCACAAATGCCTCGCTGATCTTGAGCCAGAGCTAGGGCGCAAACGAGCAAAAGAATCTGCTCGTTTCTTCAAAACTTATAATAGTCGTATACAGGCGGATGTGCAGTTTAATATGAGGAGCTTTGCAAACTTTATTAAATTACGTAAGAGCGAACATGCTCAAAAAGAAATTAGAGAGATAGCAGAGAAAATGCTTGACTTGGTTAAGGGTATAGAAGATAATCCTTTTCAACATACCTTAAATAGTTGGGGTTATTAAATCATGAATAAGTTAGTTAAAATATCATTAGTTGTTGCTGTAATATCTTTTGTTTTTAAATTTGGGGTAGATGCCTATGTCAATAGAGGGGCAGACTATCCAGAAGGTCCGACAGTAAACGGTGAAGAGTTGTTTGTTGATATGAGGACAAATACATTCTATACGTCTGCTAATATGGAGGATGACTCCAAATTTACAGGGACTTCCATCCGCTACCATATCAATGGAGAGATGTTAGCGAAAGCTGGCCTTCTTGAAGGGAAGCTGCATGGTTCGTTTGATAGCTGGTATGAAAATGGTCAGAAACAAATGTCTCTTATATGGTTACATGGGGAAAAGTTCCGTAGGTTTAGAGCTTATCGTTCTAACGGAGACAGGATCAAAGGAGATGGGAATGAAATAGCACAGAAGATTTTTTCTGGAGAAATGCTGTTGGAATAATTATACTAGATATTATGGGAAAAGAAATATACCATGCTAATCCAGAAAACGATGCATTCATGCGGGTAGACTTTGATGGAGTTCGATACTTTAAAGATGTTAACCGCACCGTTAAGCATAGGAAAGGTAAGCCAGCAGTCATTTTAAATAATGGGTGTGAAGAATATTGGGATCATGGCAGATTACACAATCTAGATGGCCCAGCCATCACAACAAAAAATGGTAAAGAAGTTTATTATTTGGGTGGCAGAAGACTTAACTACAGACAATGGATGGAAGTTAAAAATAAATTTAGTTTCAGTGAAGAATAATATTAGTGTAAACATTACTCATGAAGATAACAGGAAAACAATCAGTAGAGATCGAAATATCAGAAGCTCAAAGGCATTTAATTGCATTAGATTATATTTCCGAAATATTTGAATGGGATACAGATTTTTTTATTGAAGATGGTTGGGTTATCAAAAGAGAGATAGCGCATACTTCACATTCATTTGAGCTTAAGAATAAAGTGAGAGAGGCTACAAAAAAAGACTTGTGCCTTTATGATATATTTAAAACATTAAAAAAACAATCTTTCTAAACGTGGTCCCTAATATTTGTCATTTTATAGCGGGGATGTCCCCGGATGAAGAATTTAAATTTGTTTACTATGTTTCAGTTGTATCTGTAATAAAGATAAATAAACCAAAGAAGGTTAATTATTTTTACTCATTTGAACCTCATGGTCGTTGGTGGGAGGAGTTAAAGAAAATAAAAGAGGTTGAACTTCATCAGGTTCCTCTGCCAACACACTTCGGAGAAAAAGAAATCATTCATCCTCAACACAGGGCAGATAAACTAAGGATGGAGATCTTGAGGGAATATGGAGGAGTCTATCTTGATTTTGATACCATATGCGTCAAGCCTTACGCCGAAATGCTGAAGTATAAATATGCTATGGGGGTCGAATCTCAAAATGCTTTATGTAATGCTATTATATTCTCTGAGCCTAAAGCTGAATTTTTAGATTTATGGTCTGAACCATATGTAGAAACGTTTAAACCGGACGGTTGGGGGGAGGCTTGTGTCCAGTTGCCGTTAGAAGTAGCGAAACAAAACCCTTCTAAAATAACTTTGTTGAGACCAGAATTATTTTATCGGCCAATGTGGTATGAAACACAAAAAATATTCTATGACCTTTGTCCTGTAGTCCCTAAAGATTTATACATCCTACACTTTTGGAATAAATTTTCTCAAGATTACACGGACAACATCAAAGGTTTTGATTGGGCTAAGAAGAATTACCACACTTTATATGGTAAACTCCTCCTTAGGTTGTCCTGATTTTTTGTGACTCACGGTCACGTATTACTTTGCCTCAACAAGAGGAGCAGGATACAGATAAAACTGTTGCTATAGCTAAGAATAATATTTTTTTCATCGTAATTATTTTCCTTTGGCTTTTTCTATTTGATCAGACGTAGGCGCTCCTTTGTCTCCTTTTTTTCTCATCTTTTCTCCAGAACCCCTTTTGATTCTTTCTTTTTTCTTCCTGATGTTTTCCCAGAGACTACTGTCAGACTTTTCTTTTAGGATCTCATCATGACGTTTCATAAATGTTTCGTGATCAGGCCCAGCCATGTATAAAGTTTTACCGTCTTTTGTTTCGTGGGGGTGTATGCCTTCCAGCCCCATTTTTTTAGCATCTTTTAAGGCTTCTTCTTTTGTTTTAAAGTAATGCTTATCAATGTCAGGAGAAGCTTTCGAGAAAAATAAGTAGCAGTCCTCTTCGTTAAAAGGGTCGTGAACTATTATAGAAGCTTCGCTTTCAGCTTTTCCAAATTGAGAATAACAAACTGCAACTCTTTGCTTATTGTCTTCAAATTCTTTTTTGTCTGCAAGGTATACCATGCAACGATTAATGAATCTAGATTTGCTCTCTCCGTTATTTGGTTCTGGTAATGGCATATTTTTTATTACACGAAAAAGTCGCAAGTTTAAGCGGGATTTAGGCAAATAAGGGGTTAACTATCTTAAGAAAATGATCGAGTTAAAGAATTATTTGTGAGCGCAAAATTATAATTAAAATCTAGAGAAGTATTCCCATCAACACTAATCGATTCTGTTGCAGATATCAAAGAACAGTCACTTATGCTGAAGTCAACAGTGTTACCAGAATTTTTGTCTAAAGTAATGTTAATTTTATCTTTACTTAAAATTAAGGATGACACATCTAATCCAGTTACTTGGTTTTTAATTACAGAAAAAGATATTTCTCCGTTTAAAGGGAAGGTGGGGTATCTTCTTTCTGGGACTCTTTTACCTACTCTCGTTGTGGTTGTTCTTGGTATAGAGAAACTAAGAGAAGCATTTTGTATTGGAAAGCTTTCTGCTTGTAGTTCTGGAGTATAAGGTATGTCTGTTTTTGTAGTAGAGACAGAAATTTCTGCAGGTCTAAATGTATTATAAGAATCACTAAGTTCGCTGGTGATGGCATTGTCAGGATCATATGAGATACTATCAGCTTCGTAAGATATAGAGACACTTGGTATTTCGCCTACAGATAAATTTAAAGAATAGCTAGAAAGATAAGCTCCATCTATTTCGTTTTCTCCAGCGTTGTCTTTTATTTTTATGTTAAATTTGTCTACAGAAATCAAATCGTTAAACCCAGCAGCTCCTGTAAAATGGAAAAAGGGGTCGAAAGCCGTCCCTCCTTCTACCACATGGTAATCCATCGAGAAGTTTGTTGTTTGATTAGCTGTTAGTAATCTATCTGTGACTTGGTGATACCCTAAGTTTCTAATCTCATTAAACTGCTTTGAAGTATCGAATGAAACGGATTGAACTCCAGAGATTCGGATGTCTTCAACGAAGACTTGGGTATCACTTGAATGGACGCGAGTAACAGGCATTTGTATATATTATACACACTATAAAGA